AATTAAAAGATGAATCTACTGAAGATTTAAAAATCTTAAAAAGATTTACTTTAAATCAAAAGCCAATTCCAAGATTTATCGAGGACTTTTAAAAAATAAATAAACTTAAACAAAAAATGAGTAGTAACATTGAAATAGATTTTTTTAAACCTATTTATGATGATATAGATTATTACAAAGATTATCAAAGCAAACTATGTCAATTTATAATTATTAATTGTTGTTATGCAAAAGCATATAGCTCTAAAAAGAATTATGACAATAAAATAAAAAACAGATTACATATTACACCACCTGAAATGATTTCTTTATTAAAAGAGATACTATGGTTAGAAGTAGTAATATATAAATTAAAACTTAAAATAAATAAAATATAAAATTATGGCAATAACAAACGAAATATTTGGCACTCATAG